TCTTATTCTGGAGGAATGATATGCCGCAGTTCAAAAATACGGCTGATCTGATGGCATATTTGAAAAAAGCTGTCGATGAGTCTTTAACCAACGATGTATTCCCTGTTATTCGTGATGAAGAAGTCGAAGCAATTAAAGACATCGTTTATAGCATGGATACATCTGGGTATTACCAACGCAGATATGATTTTGGTGGTATCGGAGATCCATATAACATTGTGATTAAAGGCAATACTGCGCAAAACGGCATTTTATCGGTTATCAATATTACCGATCCAAACCCATATTTGAACGGTCGAAACGGAGACAGAGCTACGGTAAACAAGGATCTCCCGTATTTGATTGAGCATGGTCGTGGTGGATCTGGCGATCCTGGCTATGACTATTGGAGCAGACCGAAAGCCCGCCCATTTACAGAAACAACGGTTGAGAGATTACAAGCTTCTGGTAAATGTACGCAGGCATTGAAACGAGGACTTATGAAGAAAGGCATTACGGTTCGATAATCGGGTGTCTTTCTTTTCTTTATATAAGAAATTAGCTAAACAACTTATAAGTGAGGTGATTGTGCGTGGATGATCTGCAAATTCTATTAAAAGCCGTGATTGACGAGAACAGCCAGTCTTCACTTGATTCTAAGCTTGCAAGCATTGCTAAGTCTCTGAGTGAATCGCACACTGTAAAGCTGAAGGTTGGTTTTGATGAAGACTCCGTTAAAACGGTGCAGAGTCAGCTACAAACAATCGCCAAGCAAGTCGGTGGTGCAAACCATACTGGCACATATAAGCCATTGCAGGTTTTTGATGCAACGCAATTAAAGGCTGATGGGCAGCGTTACTTTACATCGGTTAAGGATATCGTCAGTCGGGCGCAGGCCGAATTTAGTAAGCTTGGCAAGACGGATATTACGAATGTCTTTAAGGATTCTAAGGGAAACATCCAAAGTTTCACAGCCAGTGTTACTAAAGCTGATGGCGTTGTAGAGAAGTTTAATTTTAATCTTGCAAAAATCAAAGATGGCGCTCAATCCATAAAAGGGTTTGTCCAAAGTAACTCTATTTTGACAGATAAAAACGCCGGCTCTAATTTGGAGCAGACGCTTAACTATCTAAACAGAATCAATACGAAAATTGCTGATATTACAAGCAAGACATTGACAAATACATCAAAGCCGTTGCTTGGTGATATGGAGCAGTTTAATCAGTACCAAGAAAAACTGAATGCTGTAAAGGCTCGTATTGAAGAGATCAAGCAATCAAACACCACTCTCTCTTCTGAGCATAAGAGAGAAATTGACTCTATGGTTGCTGATCTTCAGCGCTATGCAAAGGAGCTACAAACTTCTGCGTATGCTGCAACGGATTTGAAAGCAAATACTTTTGCAAATCAAAAAGCTGAGTTGCAGGCAAGTCTTGAAACACAAATCAAAAAGTGGCAAAACGCTGGTATTTTTGGCGGTGATTTTAAGGCAAGCGTAGAAGAAGCGAAGACTGCATTAGAGAATGCGTTGAATCCGAACGATCTTGACGCATATCGTCATAAGCTTGCATTACTCGAACAGCAGTTTAAGCAGTTGAAGCTTGGTAATGCTGCTTCTGGGAAGTTATTGGATGCAGAAAAGCTTAATTCTAATATCCAAACAGCGCAGCTTAGAATTCAGAATCTAAAGCAGACATATAGTGCGTTTGTTTCTGATCCCAACCTAATGTCGAAATGGCAGCAGCTTTTTGATGAGTCACAGATGGTTAGTTCTTCAAAAGAACTGACAAATCTAAATGCGAAAATTCGACTTTTTGAGCAGGAGCTTATCAGCGCAGATAAGCATAGCCAGTCTCTATTTGGAGAGCTGAAAAACAATATTGCGAAAATGGGATCTTGGATGGTACTTGGCGGTGTTATTGCGGGTATCATGCGAGGTGTCACTGGTCTTTATGATGCTGTTGTCGATTTGGATACGGCGATGACCGAACTGAAAAAGGTCACGGACGAAACTGATGAGTCGTATGATCGTTTTCTTTCTGACGCGGCGCAAAAGGCAGTTGATATTGGTACATCATATTCTGACTATGTAACTGCAACTGCTAATTTTGCTCGCCTTGGCTATTCGATGGCTGATGCTTCTGACCTTGCAGAAGTTGCTACAATTTATAGCGTCGTTGGTGACGAAATCAGCGATGTAAACGAGGCTACCAGCTCTATCATTTCCACAATGAAAGCGTTTGGTATTGAAGCCAGCGATGCAATGACCATCGTTGATAAATTCAACAAAATTGGCAATGAGTTCGCTATTTCTTCTGGCGGTGTCGGTGATGCTTTGCAGCGTTCCGCTTCCGCTATGGCTGCGGCAAACAACACAATTGACGAGTCAATCGCTCTAATTGTTGCGGCGAATAACGTCGTACAAGATCCTGATGCGGTCGGTACAATGTGGAAAACCGTTGCTATGCGTATTCGTGGCGCAAAGACTGAGCTTGAAGAAGCCGGCCTTGAAACCGAATATATGGCGGAAAGCACAGCAAAACTTCAGAAGCAAATCAAGGGCTTGACCAATGTTGATGGTTCTGGTGGTTTTGATATTATGGCTGATGCTGATAATTTCAAGAGTACATATGAAATTATTCTTGGAATTAGTAATGTCTGGGAGAAAATGAGTGATATCGACCAGGCCGCATTGCTTGAATTGCTGGCTGGTAAGCGTCAGGGTAACGCTCTGGCGGCGGCTATCGAAAATATGGACGATGCTGTTAGTGCCATGAACGCTTCTGTTAATGCGGAAGGTTCTGCTCTCGCTGAGCATGAAAAGTGGATGGATAGCATTGAGGCAAAGCAGCAAAAATTCCAAGCTCAGTATCAGGCTCTCGCAAAGACTATTTTGAATAGTGATTTGATTAAGGGCGCATATGATGCTGGAACCGGCTTGCTCGGTTGGCTCACAAAACTTATTGAAACGCTTGGTGCATTTCCTACAATTCTTGCTGGTATCACTCCATTCTTTGATAAGCTTCAATTATTAAAAACAACCACATCGAAGAATTGGCTTGGCACTGGTACTGGCATTTCATTTGCATGGAATAGTGGAAAGCTTGAATTAGAAAATGATATTCGTCTACTTGATGAATACAAAACAAAGATTCAAGGTCTTGGCACATCAACAAGTGATTTGACACAACGTCAAATCGTATGGAACGATACAATTGGTCGTGGAAGTAATTCGCTGAAAACGGCTGTTCATGTAACAGATGATGCTACGATTTCTACTGACGCATATCGTTCATCAATGACAAACGCATCTGCATCTACAACAGCAATGGGCGTTGCGTCTAAAGCTGCGGCAGTCGGCGTACAGGTGCTAAAGACCGCTCTGAATATGCTGATTAGTCTTGGTATTGGTCTTGCTATTTCGGCAATTGTTTCTGGAATTTCAAAGCTAATTAACAAGGCTAAGGAGGCTCGTCAGGCCGCTGTCGAAGCTGGTACTGCCGCTGCGGAAGATGCAAAGAAGCTGTATGATCTCGCATCTTCTTATATTGAGCTGAGCAATGCCGTCGAAGCTGGTACTGGCTCACAAGAAGATCTTATCGCTATTCAGGACGAGCTAATTGCCTATCTAAAAGATCAGGGAGTTGCTGTTGATAATTTGTCTGGTAGCTATGCAGATTTGCGAGATAGCATTATCGACGCAGCCAGAACGCAGTTACAAACTGATATTTCAAAAGGTGTTCGTGCTGCTAATGTTGCTAAAGAAGATGCTGTAAAAGAGCTTGATGGATATTTTAATAGTCATAGTTTTTATTCTGCAACTGGTAAAGAAGCAGGAGATGCTATGGCGTATCTCAAAGAGCTTGGGTTTACTGGTATTGATGATAGTGGTAGCAAGGGTGGCGGAACGATTTTCCTTCCGAGCGTATATAGTTCGGATGGCGGCTTAAAAGATGTCACATTTGAAGACTTAGCGGCAAATTATAAGTATCTACAAGATGCGATGAACGCAGTTCGTGACAAATTCGGAAGTGAAAATCCGGTATTTGAAGTTCTTGCGGATGCTTATAATGAATACGACGCTGCGTTGTCCGACGCAATTGATCAGATTGATAAAAACAATCAGATGATTGCGGAAGACGCTTTCCTTGCTGCTCAGAAGCTTGCAAAGCCAGAAAACCTTGACCAGTTTGAAAAGATGCGCAAGGATTTGATCCAGCAGGTTCAGAACGATTTGAGTTTCGACGAGAATGGTACATATTCTGCTGAGGAACTTGTTGATAAAACGCTTGGTACGAATGATTACTATGCTGGTTTGCTTGAAGAGCTAAATCAGCGCGAAAGTCAGGCTAAGCAAGTCAACGAAAAAATGCAGACTATTGCTGAGGCGTTAGTTCCCAAAAACTACGAACAGTATGAGCCTGGTACATCTGCGCATTTTCATGAGTTAGACGCATGGCTTACTGAGGCTGATGCGGTCAAAGAAAAGTTACGCGATTTATCCGATGAGGAATTTGAGGTTGCTTATGATGCGGTTATTAACCAAGGCGCAACGACTTGGGATGATATCACTGCAGCAATCGAAAAATATAATAGCGAACAGGAAGTAGCAAGAAGACATTCTGAACAGCTCAAGACCACGATTAAGAGCCTTTGGAATTCTGAAAACTTTGCTGATGCTAAGGAAGAGTTGATGACTCTTTCAACAACACTTGATGGTATCACAGCCGAAAATGTAAAGGAATTGGCTGAGGAAAGCGGTGTTCTTGCTGGTGTTCTTGACGAAGACGGTATGAATGCGCAATTCCTCGCACATATCTTACAGGTTATGGCTGAGGGTGGTGATGGTGTTGCTCTTATTACAGAGCAGGCGTTGAAGCTCAACGATGCTCTTGATGGCATGGTAGATAAGTTTGATAGTGTAACAGATGCGAAAGCGCGGTACGATGCTGCCATGTCTGTTGAGGAAAAGGATGCTGACTTTAAGTCTTATGCAGAAGCCTTTGATGAACTGAATAAGCAGTTTGAAGCAGGCACAACTAACTCAAACGCTTTCTGGGCTGCGGCTGAATTCCTATTTGGTAGCGATCAGCTATCTACATGGGGATGGAGCGATGGTCTTGATGAAATCTACTCCGCAATGGAGAAAAACAAGATTGTATTTGAGGATGCTGATAACGCTGGTGCTGGCTTTGTTGAACGGCTATATCAGATGTCTCAGGCTGGTCAATTAGTCAACGATCAGGGCGAAAAATTACTGGATATCAGTAAGGATTCTGACGGTGCTTATGTTTTCGACATTGATCCGGATAATCTGGACGCGATTGCCGAAAAGATGGGTATTACGACAGATGCGGTACTTGCATGTCTGGAAGCGCTCTCTATGTGGGGAGACATCGACTTCTACGATATGAACGAGGTCGCAGATGTTATCGACGAAATTGGTTTATCTGCGGAGAACGCTGGAAAGAAAGCGATCAATGTTTCTGCGCTAACGGATCAGCTCATCACTCTTGGCAAGACTGACAAGGAAATCTACGATATCCTGACTGGTCTACAAGATCTCGATGGCGTTGTATTGTTGGATGCAGAGGGCAGCATTGACGGTTTGACGAACAGTCTTACTAATCTTGGTTTGGCAGCCAGTGATGGTATTACGGTCAATGTTGATGCGGAAGCTCTTGCCCCACTTCTTTCTGAGCTAAACTTCACTAAGGAGCAGGCGGAAAACCTAATCACAAAGCTTGGTGAAGCAGACGGTATTTCCCTCACAAATTCGCAAGGTGAAATTAAAGATACAACAGATGCGCTGGAGTATCTGAATGGTTTGGACTTTGCGACAGTAACTTCTAATGTCGATGGCGTGGCACAGGCTGTTGAAGATGTTGATGATGAAACGACAGATAATCTTGTCGATCAATTCAATAACATTGAAACTGCTGCTGGCGACGCAGAGACCGCAGTAAAGCGTGTTCAAACTGCTGTTCAGCATTTGGACGGACAAACTGCTACGGTCACGATTGATACGAAGCGTAAGAGTGGCATTCTTGGAAGTATTTTCGGGTATGCTTCTGGCACTGGTGCTGCGCCGGCTGGCGATGCGCTGGTTGGTGAAGAAGGTGCTGAGCTTATCCAGTCTGGCGACAAGGCTTATCTTGCAGGCGTAAATGGCGCTGAGGTTGTTAATCTCAAGCAAGGCGACCGTGTTTATACTGCGGATGAAACGAAGCGTATTGTACACGGATCTGGTAAGCAGCTTAAAGGTATTATTCCAGCTTACGCGAAAGGTCGAGTCCAGACAGGCGGATTGCATGTCGAAACGGATAAGACCGGTTCAACTGGAACGCCGATTAAATTCAATGCTACGGTTGAAGCAACAATTGACGATAAGACATTAGAAGAGCAGCTTAAAGATAAGCTGGACGATTTGGAAGACCAACTATCCGATATCATTGGTAATTTTGAGCATTCTATTTTCCTTTTGGAGAAGAATGACGGGACTCCGGAACAAATTATTGCCATCTATCGGAAGATGCAAGAAACAGTCCACGCACAAGCTGAAAAGTATCGTGCGCTTGGTTTAGATGATACTTCTGATTATATCCAAGACCTACAGAAAAAGTGGTGGGATTATCAGGATACGATTGAGGATATGTTGCATGATATTTACCAGACTGCGGTAGATAATCATAACAATATGCTCAGTCTGTTGGAAAACCAGTATGATATGCTGGACAACAATCAGACCAAGGATGCGATGTTGGACAATCTTTATAAGCAGCTTGAAGAACAAAAGAAAATTCAAGAAGAAGCTCATAAGGAAGAACGACGTCTGCGTGATCTCGGACTGGACGAAAACGACGAGGCAATTCAAGATTGTATTGACGCATGGTGGGGCGCTTATAATGATATTCAAGATATTAACTCTAAAATTGCAGATAATATTCTTGATACATTTGATGACTTCATTGATTATGCCGACGATTTTGATTTGTGGGGAGACTTCAACTTTACCAAGGTTGACTATCTGAAACAAAAGCTGAAAGAAATCAATCGTCTGTTTGAAGAGGGTGTTTTAACTCTGAAAGAGTATAACAGTCTCATGCGTGAAACTGGCGTTGAAATCTACAACGAACAGAAAGATGCTCTAACGAAAATCATTGAGATGACGATGGAGCTTGTCCGTCAAGAGGCTGAGGATCAGGTAGATGCTCTGGAAGCACAGATTGACGCTTTCCGTAAAATCATTGATTTGAAGAAAGAGTCTCTTTCTGCGACTAAGGATGAAGAAGACTATCAAAGAACTGTTGCAGAAAAAGTAGCTGAGATTGCTGAAAAGCAAGCAAAGCTTGCGCAGTTGGATCGTGATACGAGTGCATCTGCAAATGCTGAGAAGCAAAAGTTAGCGCAAGAGCTGGCTCAGCTTCAGCAGGAGTTGGCTGACTATCAAGCAGATTATGCGTATAATTCACAAGTTGATGCTTTGGATAAAGAAGCTGATACTTTTGAGAATACGAAAAATGATGAGATTTCCTATGTGAAGTCCACAGTTGATACGGAAGAAAAGGTGTATAATGCGGCTATTTCTCGTATCAACAGCAATTGGGAACAGCTATATACAGACCTGATTGAGTGGAACAAACAATATGGGGATATGATCGATGGCGAAGATTCTATTACCTCCGCTTGGAGAACTGCTAAGGCAGCAGCGCAAGAATACGGCGATGTCGTGTCTGCGCTGAACGGTATTAACTCTGAAATTTCCTACGCTGGAAAGAATGCTGACGATAAGCAAACGCAAATCGACAGGATTCTGAGTAAGATGCAGACAAATAGTAAGGGTTGGCATACTGCAAAGACGCAGGAAGAAAAGAACCGTTTGGTTAAGGAGAACGAGGATCTTGCCGAGCAGCTTTCCGCTCTATTGGGGCGCAAGGTTGTTAAAGTGAATGGCGTTTGGTATCTTGATTCCGCAAATGGCCCGCGTCTATTCCATACTGGTTTAGATGAGGGTTATGTTGGCGGTCGAGCTACCGGTGCTGATGAAGTCCTTTCTGTTTTGAAGGATGGAGAGCTTGTTATGACGAAAGATCAGTATATGCGCATTTTCAATTCGTTGAAATATGGCATTACTGGTGTTTTGGACTCATTGATTGGCAATCTTACTTCTACATCACCCGCTGTTTCTGAGGTCGTTAAGTCGATTACAAACGACAATAGTAATACGGACAATTCGTCTACGGATGATCGTGTTACCATTCAGAACTACTTCCAGATGCAAAATGTGACGGAAGAAAATATGAAGGGCTTTGCTGAGTATTATGCTGATTTCACAATTGGAAAACTGATTAGTGCAAATCGGCGTAAAGGAATTAGAAACAAGGTTGCTAATTCTATGCTCAGAGGATAATTTTAAGAGGACACCCATTGGGTGTCCTCTTTGTTCTATAAAGGAGGTCTTGGTATGGTCATTGATTTTGCAAAGATCAATGTAAAAGAGCAGCCCGTGTTGATTCTCCAAAATCTTGATGATACCCCTATTGGAGTGCTAAAGTACGCATTCAATGTTGAGGCCGACCTTTGTTATAATGAGATTTCAACACTGACATTCGATCTACCAGCGTATGTGGATCGAAAGCTCACAGAGAACTATGGTCGAGTTGTCGGAATGCGAATTATTGATTTGATGAACTACGGTCGCTTCCTTTTGGTTGATCCAAAAGTGGATGATGATGGTATCAAGCAAATCAAAAGTTGTACTGCATATTCGCTTGAATATGAGTTTTCGTTTAAGAAGCTTCCATTGACAGAGGGGACATATAATTTGTGGAATCCTATTGCTCCGAAAGGAACAATTTTAGGGATGATTCTTGAACTAATGCCATCTTGGAGTGTTGGAAGCGTTGATGCAACTTTAATTGACAAGTATCGCACTTTCGATGATAGCGGAGATCAAAATATCTACAATTTCATGAAATCTGATTTGCAGGACTCATATGGTTGTATTTTTTATTTTGATACCTATAAACGACTAATTCATGTGCGTGATATGGTTTCTGTTGCGCCGATTACACCCGTATATTTTTCTGTAAAAAATCTCGTGAAAAATGTGAGTGTTGATGAGGATAGCGAAAGTATTGTAACTAATCTTGGCGTATATGGCGCGGATGGTGTTGATATCCGAAGTGTCAATCCGATGGGAACGAGTAGCGTTATCAATCTGCGGTATTTTATGACACTCGATAATTTTAGTCAGAGTGTGATTAACAAATATAATCTGTGGGAGGAAACATTTAAGTCTTACCAACAGCAATATTACAATCTGACAATTGAAGAAGCTCTGAAAACCGCTCAGCTTGTTACAGAACAAGCCGCTATGACTACCTTGCAAGGAGAATTGACAAGCCTTGAAAATATTCAAGCGGTTACTATTCAGGCTATTGCACAAGGGCTGAAATCACAAAGCGATCTAAATAGTGTCAATGCAAAAATTGATGCTAAGAAAGACGAAATTACACAGAAGCAATCTGAAATTGATGCTATTTCTGCGGAAGTTTCAAGTTTGAATGAGCAGATGGTCGCAATCAACAACAAGACCGCCCTATCTGCATATTTTACAGAAGATGAGTACAAGATCATCAATCGGTATCTGAAAGAAGACTCTATTTCGGAAGATTCGTTTGTGATTCCAAAGGTAGCTACCTATGATACCTCAGGTGAGAGCGTAAAAGTCTCTGGCGCTATTTTTAATATCAGTAGATCAGAGGTTATCAAAGTCAAGAACGATTTTGGTAAGGACATTTATTCTGCATCTGGTGGTGTTTTGGAATGTTCCACGAATGGTTTTGTTCTTCGAGCGAATCTAATCCGTGCGTCTTTGGATTTTGATAGTAACAATAACATTCTGTTTACTGCGCGTGTTAATGATGGCACACTGAATGACGCAGAGTTCCCTAACGCCTGTGTATCTATTTCAGGTACGGCTATTAGTGTTTCGTCTAATGTGAAAGCTGAATCTGAGGTCAATGGTGCGATTAGCTCAGGAAGTACATTGCAGTTCAAAATCAATACTGCAAATCTGTATTTCACAAGAAGTACAACAGAGTATGAACAGAGAACCGTAGAATGGAATCTATTTGAATATGGCAAAACTGTGTTGGAAAAAGTTTCGCAACCCTCTTATACATTTTCACTTGATTTAGCCAACTTTCTTGCTATGTCAGAATTCAAGTATTTCAAAAATCACTTGGAGCTTGGTAGCAAGGTTTATTGGCAAGATCGTGATGGTAAGGTTTTGCAGCCTATTTTACTTGGAGTCCATATTCCATTTGAAGATTTGTCTAAGTTCGAGGTGACATTATCCAGCAAGTATAATCTTTCTGGAAATGATTTTTCATATTCAGATGCTTTGAGTGATAGTGTGTCTGCGGGCAAAACGCTTGATAGTGGCAAATGGACATATAATCAGTTTGTGAATAGTGGTGCAGAAACATCACTAAGCAAATTCATGAAGTCTGCGCTGGATATCGCAAAGAACAATATCATGTCATCAAGCGGACAGGATATTTCATGGAGTGAGTCTGGTTTGCGTCTACGGAAACGAGTTGATGGATCGCCTACAGAATATGAGCCGTACCAGATTTGGATGAACAACGGTTCGATCATGTTTACCACAGATAATTGGCAAACAGCGAATCTTGCTATCGGTCAAATGGTATCTGAAGATGGTACGCTTATTAGCGGTGTAATTGCTGATAGTCTCATTGGTAAGCTGATTGCCAGCAACAGTATGATTATCGAAAGCAAAAAGAAAGACGGAAATACTTCTGTGTTTCGTGTTGATGGAAACGGCGCTTCTCTCCATAATGCTATTTTTGATATCTACAATGCTAATCAGGTGCAAATCACTCTAAATCCGTATTCCGGAATTGCAATTGGCAAGTATCCGTTGTATGACGGTGATGAGTATACCATTGATGAAAAGAACGCATCTTTCTGGGTCGATACAGACGGAAATGTTCATATCAAAGGTACGCTTGAGGGCTGTGACGGTAAATTCAGCGGTGAGCTTTCTGCTGCAAGTGGTAATTTCAAAGGCGTTGTACAAGCATCTGATTTTCTGGACAAGTCTGGAAAGTCAATGCTGACATCTGATAAGAACAAGTTTGATAGCAATTATCTTGATCTTGGAAATATTCAGATTGACGGCACAACTGGTAATATCACGATGACTGGAAGCATCAATCTTCAAGGAAACATTACTTGGGGAACCGGCAGCAGTCCCGTTCGCGTTTTGTATGGCAGATCAAGTTATGCAACACCTGCCTCTCCGTACTCTTCCTATCCAAGTTCGTCTTCAAGTGGTTGGCACAGAAGCTTGAGCGTTTCATATGACTACTATGCTTCGTATTCTTATGACGGCGGTAATACTTGGACTTCTGCAATGAAGATTCAAGGTAAAGATGGTCGTGATGGATATGACGGCGCAGACGGTAGCGATGCGAATGTTACTCGTGGTAATATTGCTAAGGCTTTGTACGAGAATTCGGATGACTATTATTACGATGGTATTTATTCGTACAGATATAACGGTCGATATTATCTTGCTATTAACGCATCATATATTCTCGCTGGTAATATTGACGCTGATAATATTGCGCTTACCTGTGGCTATGGCGGATTCGCAAAAGGATATGGTTCTGGTAGCGGCGGTAATCGAACATACGGTTCTATGATGTATGGCGGAAATGGTGAAGGTAACGCCCCATACTTCATTGTTACGGATTCTGGATGCCGAATGACTGGTCTGGATGAAATCGGTGCAATGGACTTCTTCATTACTGCCAATGGCATTTATGCAAGTGAAGAAATTACGCTGCGCTCTGATAGACGATTGAAGAATACCATCGACTACGACTTTGATCGTTATGATGAATTTTTCATGGGGCTGAAACCAGCGACATTTAAGTATAACAATGGTCATGGTGGAAGACTTCATTCTGGATTTATTGCACAGGATGTTGAAGATGCTCTTCACAACGCCGGCCTGTCTAATATGGATTTTGCTGGTTTGGTTATTGCACCTATTGAAGAGGTCAACGAGGCAGACGGAATTACTGACAATTACTACAAGCTTCGCTACGGCGAGTTCATTTCTCTGAATACACACATGATTCAGAAACTATATCGTCGTATCACCAAGCTTGAAAATGAATTGCAATCTTTGAAAGAGGGTTAATATATGAAGGATGAAGTTATCAATCGTTTAGTTGCTGTACTGAATGCGCTTGACAATATTTCTGTTCGCGGGAAGCCGAATCTTGCAAATCTGAGTGGAAGTATCGCCATTCTTGAAGAGACGAGAGACATTTTGCTTGGTTGTGAGATTACAAAGGAAGAGGAACAGCCAAAGGATAAGTAAGCGGAGGTGCAGTTATGGCTTTTTGGGGTGACTATTTTATTTTTGATGGTATCCCTTGCACGGAATACGGGCTAAGGCTTTACGAAGTCAATGGTGTTTCTCCTGGTAATGGTAGTTTTCCTACGCCGGCAGAAATTTCGGAAGACCGTATTTCTGGTCGATATAAGCCGCTGTTTTATGGTATCACACAAAATGAGCCATTGACATTCAAAATGGTATTTGGAGCTGATAAGTCGTTTGTGAAAACAAACGGCTTTTTTGATGCCTGGGATCGGGAGGCAATCAGTGCATGGTTGTCTCCTGTCGATGGTTATAAGTGGTTGGAAATTGAGCAGGCCGATATGGAGCAGGTTCGATATCGGTGCTTGATTGAAGATTTGCAGATGGTGGAAATCGGAAATTTACCGATTGCTTTTTCATGCACTGTTCGATGCGATTCCCCATTTGCCTATCAGTATCCGGTGACATATAGCTATAACTGCAGCGGCAACACTAACATTATTTTGCGCAATCTCGGTAGCTATCGTGGTGGATATCAGCCAAAGCTAAAAATCACACTGAACGGAAGTAACGCTATCAAAATCATCAATCATTCTGATAACGATAGGTTTTTTGCATTGAGCGATCTTCCGCAAGACTACTTCTTGGAGATTGAAGTGGATAATGAAAATGGTGTAATTACAAATAATATGGATTTGAACCTATATCCATATTTCAATTTTGAATTCTTCAAGCTTGTTTGTGGTGACAATTTGCTTGAAGTGGTTGGGAATTGTATGTTGGAAATCCAATGTGAGTTTCCCGTAAATGTTGGAGGTTAATATGCAATCAAAAGTTTATGACCTACCTGAAATCCTTTTTGTTGGCGGGGAAACACACGATTTACGATTTTGCCTATTCACTGATACACGAAAGCCGTTCAGCGCATCAGGCGCTACGGCTACATTTTCAGTGGTGTATTCAGTAAATCGTACAGGTACTCCGGTGTTATCAAAGCCCATGTCCATTGTTGCAAATGATGATGGCGTTGAAAATATTCTGACGGTTACGCTTCTCCCACAAGAGACCGTGAACCTATATGGCAAGTATATCTATCAGATCACTATTCAGGATATGTCCGGAGAAACTGAGATTCCAAGCCAAGGCATTTTAGGTATTACAAACAATATTGATAAGGCAATCATCAAATAAGGAGGATTTGCGATGACTACTACATATTTCTTGAATCAGGTGATGGGTAATCTATTTCACACAAAGGAGAATCCGGCGCTTCCAGGCGATTATTACATTGGTTTAAGCGCGACTGAACCTGGTGTAGATGGATCTGGCGTATCTGAACCGGCTTCAAGCGCTGGTTATAAGCGTGTCAAGCTAACTGTTCTGAGCGAGCCGACTGCTGGTGTAATTAAGAATACTGCTGCGGTTTCGTTTGATGAGTCAACTGCGAACTGGGGTACAATGACGCATTTCGTTATTTACGACGCTTTGACTGGCGGAAATCTGCTCATGTTTGATGAGCTGTCTTCTGCTCGTAATGTTGAAACTGCGACCATCGTTACCATCAAGGCTGGTAGCCTGACTTTGACATTGAGCAATTCTACATAAAATTAGCTAAACAATTTGGCGGTGAGTTATGGCACAAGAATATAATATCTATCTTCGCAAGCGGCTGACGGAGTTTGATGTTATTATCAAAAATCTTCCGTATCGAGACGGCCTAATCATGTATAACAAAATGTATCTGGATGCGATGGTTAATTATTTGTGCCTACAAAGATTTATCATCGGAGAGAGTGACGCTAATCTTAGAACTGAGATTGACGAATTGTTAGAGCGTGTATTTAATACATTTCAGAGCAAGGTTGAGATTGACTTGGATGTTGAATTGGCTGCTGGTAAGCCGATCTCTGGTCAATCCGACCTTGTTTTTGCAACGAGTCCATTTGAGATTGGCGAAGAAACATACGAGGTTTTTCAAAATCTAACGAGACTTACAACATCTGCATTGCAATACGATCTTGCGAAGTCAATTGGAAGCGGGCGTAGTGATTTAATCTTTCACACATCAACCGCTAATACATTAAAAACTGCTTTTGATAAGATGCAGAATGATATCGAGCTTTTGTCCAGTGCCGATACAAAGAAAGAAACATTTGCTGGTGTTGGCGCAGAGATGCAATTAAACACAGACCGCTTTGATTTGTACTACCTGCTTGCTGTGCAAGGAGAAGCTGTTATGAATCTGCTTTGTTCGATGGATTTTGAAATGTGGTACACGCTTGGCAATGCAAATCAGACATTTTATTTGACTGCTGTAAACAACGGTGTGAAATCGACAAAGTATCTTTCTGCGGATGGATTTATGTCACTAATTGCTGCAGTCAACGAATCTCTCGAAGCGTTTATTAAGGCGGAATTTGCAGAGCTTCATTTGACACCAAATGTTACTGCCGGCCTAAAGCGATATCGTTTGCTGTCTGACCTCGATTCGTCTACTCTTAGCAGCATAGATTCTGTATCACTTGACGAGCTTGATTATGTTGAGCTGGCTTAAAACGATTAGGAAGGTGTTTATATATGTCTAAGGGTACGCTTGGTAGTTTTAATGGAACTACAACAGCGAATGCAAACATGGTCGATGTATTCAGAAAAAACGAAATTGAATTACATCAGAATAGTGTTTTAGCATTCGCTGAACGAATGATTATTAAGAAAATTGGCATTCAATGCGATCCAGGCACAGAGGTATCTATCAATGGATGTGATATCCCGATTGTGTCTGGTGTTTTTGAATTAGGGTATGGGCAAATTGACATTACAAGTCTTGTTTTCAAACAGGCTGTAGCTGTCAACATCTATTACATGTATTAACAAACAGGAGGTTGCTATGAGTGATATTCCTTTTTGGAGTGGAGGTTCTGGCGGCGGAACAGGCGGAGTTTCTAACTACGACAAGCTTTCCAACAAGCCGGTAACAAACATCAGCGGCTCTGGTATTGTTATTTCAAGCTTATCTACTGGCGTTTACAATATCGACGGAACATGGAAGATTACCCCAGATGATGATGAGCGCGAGACATTAAAAGATGATCTTTTCTATGTTAAAAATGACGGAGATAATGTCAAACTCACATGGATCAGCGCCGGACTGATTAAGACATACGGCGTTCCATCTGACGGTGGTAAGGATGATATTGTTGAAGACAGTGTTGCCACATCTTCTGCGGTCATTGCAGATATGATTGGCAGTTTTTAATTTGTGCAGAAAGAGTAGCGCTATCTTTTTGTAAATATTCTGTAAGCTAAATAACAAGAAAGGAGAACAAGATAATGGCTCATTTTGTGTATACGGGCTTGAAAGCAAATTTGCCAGAAGTCCGTGAAAATGCGTTTTATCTTTGTACGGACACAAGAGAGATTTACTTTGGTGCAGATCTCTTTACCGAGGCAGTTCGTACATACACTGGTGAAAAACCGGCAACTCCTGCCACTGGCGTTCTGTATGTTAATACGGACACCAAGGTTGGTGAGATTTGGACTGGTAGTGCATGGGTACAGTTATTCGGTGGATCGTCAACAGACGATATTGTGTTCACAGAAGATCTGGTGTTTACATATCAGTTTGGTAAGTATACACCGGTCGGAGGCAAGGTCACAGTTCCAGCAAAAGATAAGACTTTGACAGAGCTTTTGAATGACGCTTTCGCAGAAGATCAAAACCCGACTGTAACTCAGCCGAGTGTTACATTAACTGCGGCTAAGATCAAGGCATATGAAGTTGGTACAAAGGTATCTCCAGATTACTCTGCTGTGCTAAATGCTGGTTCTTATGAATTCGGGCCGGCAACTGGCATCGTTGCTTCCGCATGGAAAGTGACAAATACAGATGGCGGTGAGAAAACAACTGCAAGTGGAACATTCGATGAGATTACCGTTGGCGATGACACAGCATATTCCATCACTGCCGAGGCGACTTATGCAGACGGTGCTATGCCGAAGACTGCATTGGAAAAGGCTTATGCTGCTGGGCAGATCAAGGCAGGTAAGAAGACGGCTACGAAGAGCAAGATTTCTGGCTATCGTAACAGTTTCTACGGTTCTTTGACTGCCAAAGATGGTGTGGTAAACTCTGCGCTTGTCCGCGCTTTGTCCGGAAAGAGTAATAAGGCACTTGCTGCTGGAAACAGTTTTACCATCTCTATTCCCGTTGGAGCTATCCGTGTCGTGTTTGCATATCCCGCTTCGCTGCGTGATGTCAACTCTGTTCAGGACGTCAACGGAATGAACGCAGAGGTTAAAACTGCGTTTACACAGTCCGTTGTTTCTGTTGAGGGTGCTAACGGATATGACGGTATTGATTATAAGGTGTATGTGATGGATATGGCTAATGCCAACGACACCGCAAACACTTATAAGGTCACAATTTGAGGAAGGAGTGAATTGTAATGGCTGATTTTGGTAAGCTAAATTTCGCGGTTGCATTCGTTCCTCAGACTGCTTTCCCTTTGGACGGACGTACATATTTTGAAAGCCTTGAAACGGCGCAGGCCGCTGCTGCAACTGCTGTTCCTGTCGGCAGCTCTGATGGTGTATATCATTATGGTATGCAACTATTTGTCGTTGAGAACGGTGTGTCTGCTGGATATCGTATCCAACCGGATAAGACTCTTACGAAAGTCGATGGTATTTCTGCCGAGGATCTTGTCGGAGAGTTTTAACCTATTTGCTTGATATGGCGAGGGCAATAGCCCTCGCTTAATCTATATTTATCACTATTTTATAAGCCGTATCAACGGCAAGAAAGGATGAAGAAACTATGGCAAATCTAATTTATAAGGGCTTGAAAGCTAACTTGCCTGCGGAGCGTAATGCAAACAGCTTCTATCTCTGCACGGATACCCGTGAGCTGTTCTTCGGCGCAAATCTTTACACTGAGGCTGTGCGCTTCTACGATGGTACTAAGCCTACCGCTCCTGCCCAGGGTGTGTTGTACATTGACACTGTTTCTGGCGCTGGTGATGTGTGGAATGGTACTACATGGAAGTCTGTTTTCACCGCTATTGTAACAAAGACCGTTGCTACAACTATCGGTGCTTCTGCAAGTGACAGCGAAGTGCCTACTGCAAAGGCAGTCAAGGATTATGTTGCTGGTATTACTGGTAGCGAACTTGGTGAGCTGGCGCACAAGGACAATGTGTCTGAGAACGAGCTTGAAGAGACTCTAAAGAACAAGATCAACGGTAAGGTTGATTCTGTTGGTGCTGGCGACAACAGTGTTGACGTCGGCGGTACTGCCACTAAGCCTACTGTTAAGGTGAAGCTTTCTCCCGCTGCTGGCAATGCTTTGGAGCTTGACGAGACCGAAGGTCAAGAAGGTCTGAAGGTCATTATCCCAAATGCAGACACCTATACTGTCGTTAAGGATGAGTCTGCTGCTGAAGGTTTTGCTGCAACTTACCATCTGACTAAGAATGGTGCAAATGTCGGCGCTGCAATCAATATTCCTAAGGATATGGTTGTTCAGAGCGGTACTGTTGTCACCAATCCGGAAGGTCAGGCTAATGGTACTTATCTGAAGCTGGTGCTTGCCAATGCTGAGAACAGCGAGATCTACATCCCTGTTGATTCTCTGATTGAGTATGTCACCTCTGGTTCTGCAGCTGGCGATATGGTCGTTATCGACATTGATGAGACCACTCATAAGGTAACTGCTACTATCACTGATGGTACTATTACCAAGGCTAAGCTGACTGCTGAGCTGCAGACCGAGATCAATAAGATTCACACTCATGCCAATAAGGACGAGCTGGATAAGATTGAGACCGGCGATAAGGAGAAGTGGGATACCGCTGCTGGTAAGGCGCATGAACACGCTAATAAGGCAGAGCTTGATAAGATCGCAGTTGGCGACAAGGCAAAGTGGGATGCCGCAGAGCAGAACGCAAAGGACTATGCAGACGGCTTGAACAGCGACATGGATACCCGTGTCAAGGCTGTTGAGGAAGCTGTCACTGTCGGTACTTTTTAATCGAGGATTTTTCATTCGTTTTAATCAATGATATATCCGAAAACGGCGGACGGG